TACGAATGGACAAAGGTATAAAAATTCCTCGAAAATTCAACCCATTAGTGGTGGAAAAATTATCAGTAAAGTTTGGGCTGTCAAAAACTTATATAAGGCAGTGCCTGAACAAAACCCGAAACAGCGAAACAGCTGATACTGTTTGTAAAGAGTATAAGCAGTATGAAAAAGAAATTAATAACGTTTTAAAAAATTGATTATGAACGAATTAATTAACACCATTGAACAAACAATGTCCAGTTTTGAGATTGCAAAACTAACTGGAAAACAACACAAACACGTAATGCGTGATATACGTGATTTGAATATAGGGTACGAGAACTTACATCTGCCCAAAATTGGGCAGATGTTCAAAATCACAGAGTTACCTAATGGAGCTAAGAGAAATGACCCTTATTTTGAATTGACAAAAATGCAAACATTTGACCTTCTGACTGGGTATAACACTGAATTGCGTATTAAGGTCAATCGTAGGTGGGCAGAGTTGGAAGCCTTGACACAAATCAAAATGCCCAAATCTCTTAATGTATATGGAATGGAAGCCCTGCCATACGTAGAGTGGTTGCTACTACATAATTACTCGGTGACCAGTGGGCAGTATCACGCACGGATACGCAAGCACCCTCAGCACTTCTACAAGTCAAGTACAGGGAAATGGTACGTCAATAAGGCGTTCGCCGAGCAACTCTTAGAGATTCGTAGTTGTTGCCAGAAGCTCAAAGAAGTGAAGGGCTTGCCGCAAGTACATCAGGTAACACTCTTTGAGGTTTTGGCAGAAGTAAGCGGTGAGCCACCGCGGGCAATTAACTAACGATTAAAAAATAATTTTGATATGAAAAGAAAAACAGTACTTCTGCTCAATGGCCACTTGGATGTGATAGGCAGGGAAATTATCACCACTTTCTTAGGGATCGTGGTAAAGAAAGAAAAGATATTGTATAACAGAGCTGTAAAATACAGAAGGTAATGAAAAGAAAGGTAAAAAAACAGATTGCTTTATTGGTAAATAAGTTAGTTAAAGAGGAATTTAGGAAACTAAATGAGCAGGTTAAAAACTCGCTAATTATAATAGCCTCCAACATAGGAAAGTCTAATGAAAATGGTACTCTTTACGATAATGAGGAAGATTCGGCGCTTCACAACAATAGTAAAAAATATATTACTGTTGGGTTTGATAGAGATTATAAGCCTAAAAGTTGGAAAACTTTCACCCTTAATATTAGTTAGTTTGAAATCCCTAAGTCAGTAGGACTGACAGCCGAAAGGCTGGCGAAGCGAAATCGCATTAGGGAGCCAATTAAGTGAAGAGTGAAAAGTGAAGAGTGAAAAGTAAAAAATACACAAATGTACGCATATAAAGAAAACATATTATCCATACCTGCACGGCTCCTATACGATGATTGGGGACTGATGAGCTATGACTACTACAAGAAACTATGTAGCCGTGGTAAGCTCATCACTACCCAACCAGGGAAAGGCTTAGGTAACGAAGCGTGGGTGTCCTTCCACGAACTGCCGGTCGTGAAAGGTGTTAATATCAAGGAGGTGTGCTTGAAGATGTTGGGCAAGCCCGAAGATAGTAAGATCTTACAGAATGACCTCGAACCTCTCTTAGTGCCCGACTTGGAAGCTATAAATTTCTTTTCAAGTCACCGCAAGCCCAACGGGAAACCCCTAAAGATAGAAGAGCAACGGGAAAAGGCTACTTCGGCTATGATTCTAAAAGCCATTGAAAGCCTCTTTAAAGGGCGTATCAAAAACCCACTATATAAAGGGAAAAAGGTGGAGATATGGAAAAACATTAGCGAGGCTGTCAATACGCTGAACCCCGAACGTTGGCACTTTGACCTACCGAATAACCCAAGAAGTCTGCAACGCAAATATAACCAGTATCTAAATGAGGGATACTATGCCTTCATTCATAAGGGCGAGGGATCGGACAACGCCAAGGTAGTAACAGAAGTAATGGAAAGGCTTTTTATATCCATTTGCTGTATGCCTAACAAACCCTATATGAGTTCGGTGTATGATATTTATAGGCAGTTCCTTTATGGCGAGATAGAAATCTTTGACAAAGCTACTGGAGAGTTGTTTAATGTAGAACAAGACTTTTGCGACGAGCATGGGAATATAGTAGAAGTCTCTGAAAGTACCGTGAAACTATGGCTAAACAAGCCCGAAAATCAGTTGGTTATCAAGAAAGCACGCAATGGAGAATATGACTTTAGCCACAAGGAACGCCCGCACGTTAATCGCCACGCACCGCTTTACTCTATGAGTAAGATTACACTGGATGACCGCGACCTAATGCACACCAAGCTACCTAATGGAGATAAAGTAATGGCCTACTATGCTTATGATGTGATGAGTACAGCTTTGATTGGTATTGCACACAGTAAAAAGAAAGACAATGAACTATTCTTGGACTGCTTCCGCTCTATGTTTCGCTTTACGGCTCAATATGGCTTAGGCACCCCAATGCAGATAGAAGTAGAGCGACACCTTACAGGCGAACATGTGGATGGATTGCTTAAAGCCAATAACATTTTCCCTTTTGTGCGATTCTGTAATCCTACCAATTCGCAAGAGAAGTATGCCGAGACCATGATCCGAGGTAAGAAGTACGGGATAGAGAAAGACAGACACCAAAATGTAGGGCGACACTATGCACGACGAGACAGCAACCGAGTAACCACACAAAAGATATTTGACGAGTTCAACGACAATTACAAAGATGCTAAAGCTCCTTATGAGGATATAGTAGCAATGGAATTGGAAGAGCAAACCCTCTATAACAATCAGCTACACCCCGACCAAGAGCGCTTCCCTGGAAAGACACGTTTGCAGGTATTTTTAGAAAATGTAAATCCAAACCTACCCAAACTCAACCGAGCCCTCTTGGCGCAATATATAGGCAGATGTGTGCCTACTACGATACGCAGGAACCAATATGTAACCGTACAATATCAAAAGTACCAATTGCCCAACCCACAAGTTATTTCCCTGCTTTCCTCCTACGAGGTGCAGGCCTATTACTTACCCAATGAGGAGGGTGTAGAGGAGGTGTATTTGTACCAAGAAAACCAATTCCTCTGCGAGTGTAAACGACTTAAGAGCTTCAATCGCGCTAATGCCGAATGGACAGAAGAGGATAAGGAGATATACCAAGAGCAAATGCATTATATCAAGCAGTTTGACCAATATACCAAAGAAAAAACCACTGAAAAGCTCTCAAAGGTAGGCACACTTTCGGCGGAGAAAAAGACGCAAAAAGTAGCCGCTTCTGCTCCTATTGTAGCTTATGAGGAGCAACCCACTACTAACTACAAAGCCTATCAGAAAACGAAAACAGAAACGTTAAATAAAGCCTTATTAGACCTATGATCACAACAGCATTAAAAGAAAAAATCATTTTGGCAATTGCTGAAAACAGAAAGAATTACCAATCCGACAGCAAGCACGCACAGAGCTTGGGGATTAACACAGCGCAGTACAGCCGTATCAAGAAAGGCGAATTGGAAGGGGTACTTAGCGATGCCAATTGGGTCAGCATAGCCCGCAGGCTCCAAGTACAACTCAAGGATGAACGCCCCTGGGTCACTGTGGAGACAGAGACTTTCCAATACATCTACCTACAACTTTCAGCCTGCCAAGCGCGCTCCATCTCGGCTATCCTATGCGATAGGGCAGGAATTGGCAAGACACATACTGCCAAAGTATATGTGAGTAAGAACAAAAATACAGTGTATATAGACTGCTCGCAGGTGAAGACCAAACAAAAGCTCATTCGCAAGATTGCTCAAGAATTCGGTATTGCCCATACAGGGCGCTATGCCGATGTATATGAGGACTTGGTATTCTATGTGAAGCAGTTAGAAAACCCACTTATCATCTTGGACGAAGCAGGAGACTTGGAGTACCACGCCTTCCTTGAGTTAAAAAGCCTATGGAATGCAACTGAGTACGCTTGTGGTTGGTATATGATGGGTGCCGACGGATTGCAGGCAAAGATAGACCGCAATGTGGACATCAAAAAGGTAGGGTATGCAGAGATATTTGACCGTTACGGCTCGAAATACAGCCGTGTAAGTCCTGCCCAAGACAACGAAGCAATTACGGCTTTCCTCTTGGGACAAATAGCCCAGATAGGCGAAGCAAATGGCTCTACCCTTACCCCCGAACAGCTCTTTGCGCGTACCAAGGGAAGCCTTAGAAAAGTACGTACCGAAATAGAAAAAGTGCGAGCCGCAGAGGCAATTAATAACTAATAACTAATGATAGATAACAAAGTAACGATACCAAGGGCTTACACCTATGAGGACTTGGCGAGAAAGAAATATAAGACATTGCCTCTGAAAGGGGGATGGAAAGAACACTTAGGGGAGATAGAGCGAGCGGGAAGTATCCTTATCTATGGAGATTCAGGACACGGAAAAACAACCTACGCACTGCAATTGATGCGAGAATTATGCCAAGGGGAAAAGGTGCTATACAACTCTTTGGAAGAGTGCGGAAGCCTTTCGCTACTTACGAATTTGGAAAGAGCCGGACTTAAGCAATACAAAAACAAATACTTGGTGTGTGGAGAGCCTTTGGATAAGCTCATACAACGCCTTAGTCGCCCACAGCAACCTAAGATAGTTTTTATAGACAGTGTGCAGGCTTGTTTTAGAGGGCAAAAAGCAACAGCCTATCATAATCTTATCCTGCAATTTCCTCAAACTCTATTTATAGGGATCTCACAAATGAGTAAGGGAATGCCCAAAGGAGCTGTAGCGGAGGAGTTTTACTGGTTTTGCCAAGATAGAATCTTAGTAAAGGACTTCAAGGCTTATATAGACAAGACACGAACAGGAGGGAACGAGTTGGAACCCTACATCATCTCCGAAAGCAAAGCGGGGGAAAGAGAGTTAAAAATGATTAGATAATAGATAATAAAATATGGGAACTATAGAAAAGCAAAAGACATTTAGGCACTGCCTGCTGTATTACTTGGATTGTAGTTATAGGCAATATGAAGCGCTCAAGTATGGGTACTTCCTTACTTGGTGTGAGCAGGTGAATAGGGAAAAACGAATAGTGAAAAGATTAGAAGACTTAACGGGTAATGACTATCTCAATAATTGGTTTGATGACCAATGGTACTACTTAGTAGAGTGTAGTATAGAGAGGTATTACGGCAAGGCTCTTAGAGAGGGTATTTTTGACAAGGCAGATATAGAGCTGATGATTACCCTTTCGGTAGATGACATCTTTAGGGTATATCCAAAGACAATACTACGGCTAATAGAAAAGAGTGAAAAACGAAAAATAATAGCACAATGAAACAACTATATATGGACGTACTAAGGCTGGATAACTTCCTACAGGCCTTAACAGCACAAGAGCGGATTATGATACACCAGTATCACGCCGGATACAGGACAAGTGTGCCAATAGTGGTACTAACCATCTACGAATGGATACGAGAAAACAACTGGGAGTCTCCTTACATAAGATACGATCAGGACAGGGTGCTGATGTGGTACAACGAGGAGAACAAACGATGGGAACCGATAGAGACCAACGAGTTATATAAGAAAAAAGTAGTAAGATAATTTTAAAAAGACAATAAAATGAAAGTTATTAGGGATTTAGACGTAACAGTAAACTATAAAGTAGTGCTTAGGAGTGCAATAGTATCTGACATGGTTTTTGAACAATTGGATAAAATAGCGAAATATGGATTACCTATTGAAAATAATAAGTCAGAGGAGTATAAAGAAGCTTTTGAATGGCTGACAAAATACATTACTGAATATGATTCTTGTAGTTTGTCTTATAAGGTTGAATTTGAAGAGTAATAACAATTAAAAAAAGATAATAAAATGAGTGTAGATTTATCACAGATGAGTGCTGAGGACTTAAAGAAGTTACAAGAGCAACTCAAAGAGAAGCAAAGAGCAGAGAAATTAGCCAAACAACAGAGCAGACAGACACTTTTGGAGCTTGAAGCAGAATTGGTAGATGATAACATTGGGTTCTGCCTTTCGCAACGGGAGGATGTAGAGGATTTGGTAGCGAAACTCTTCCAAGAGGCGAAGACTATCATAGCTCTCCGTGCCGAGCTATACGGCACTCAGAAAGAGGAACAGGATTCGCACACCTTTACCAAAGCAGATGGGTCGGCGAGTATCCGTATAGGTTGGAATGTACGCCCCGCCTTTAATGGTACAGAGAGCGAAGGACTTAAGAAGATAAAAACCTATATGTCGTCCTTGGCGGGAGATACTGAAAAAGAAAAACTCCTATTGGAGTTCCTTAATACAGCATTAAGGACAGATGCGCAAGGGAACCTAAACCCACGAGAGGTGCGCAAGTTAGGCACGCTAAGGCAAAAGGCTAACAGTGCCCTCTTTGATGAGGGTATGGAGATCATAGAGAACGCCATCGTAGATATACGTACGAGTATGTATATACGTGGGTATAAGTTGGTCAAATTTGAGAATGGTATAGAAAAAAGAGTAAACTTCAACTTCTCTATTGATTAGCGGTAAACCACTGCGGACGATTATTAGATACCCTGACCTTAGTGCGTCGTTGGTATTAAGGGGAAGCCCATAAGAGACCCCCTAAGGCAGGGTTTTAAATAACCTTTAAAAACGATTTAAAATGAAAGAAAAACCAACACATTACTATTGCTTTTTTGGCAATGGCACACAAACAAAAAATAAGTTACAAGCTGAATTTTCCGAATTTCTAAGAGGAATGGAAGGAGAATTATATCAAGCCGCTAATTTAGATGTAATAAAGAGATACATCATTGAAAAAGCCAAAGAGTTAAACAAAAAGTACCCCCGATGTAAGGCTTTAGAAGTTTCTTTTAAACAATACTCAAAAGAGAATTACATTCACTATCTATGTGGTATTGAGTTTAATGCATTTCGACTAATACCTGCTTATCTTATTGAACTTGAAAACGATTTAAAATGATTAGCACACGACAACTAAAAATCCTACAAAGCCTCTTAGTAAGGAGGTTTAATGATAGAGAAGCTCGCTTGGCATTTCTCTCCTCCCTTGTATGCAGGGAGCTGGGTTCAAGCAAGGAGCTGACAGAAGACGAAGCCTTTAAAGTGTTAGACTGGCTGGGATATAACTATAGTAATGAGGCATACTTTGACAGTCATAGCACGCAACACCTTAGCATACTGGCTAAGTGCCACGAACTGGGATGGGTGCATGAGGCTACCCCAAGGATCCCCGACCTTCAGAGATTGGGCAGATGGTTACTTTCTAAGAAGTGTCCTGTACAAAAGCCCCTCAAGGAAATGACAACTAAGGAAGTCAGTAAGGTAATAGGGGCATTAGAAAAGATAATTGAAAAACGATATGAAAAAAAGTGACAAACGACAGGTGACCAGTGACAAATGCCCTCACAAGCACCAAGTATTGCGCACAATAGGAGGGTATTGTACCGTAGCGATAACTGCTGTATTTTGCCAAGATTGTGGGAAGCAACTCAGTAAAACAAAAGTAGAAGTATAACACTAAAAAAAACAAATACAATGGAAATAGACGATTATGATATAAGTTACTCCTCAATATGCGATAGAATTAATGGTAACCCTCAACAAGCAAAAAAAGAGCTATTGCGTTTGTGCAGTATGACTATAAAAGCGGAAGAAAAAGTTGAAAAATTAGAAGAGGAACTAAATAAGGCCAAAACTGATGTCAGATTTTTTAAAAAAGGTATATACAACATCTTTCATTACTTCCGCAACCAAATTGGCAAACTACCCTCCTCTGTTATCCTCCGTGAAGGAAAGACGATATACATCATTAAGTGCTTCGATGAAGATAACATTACAATAAATGTTGAAAAGGAAAGTTTTTAATTACTAAAACAATTACAATATGAACGACAAAATAAAAGAAAAAATCACAAAAGTCTACGAACTCGTAAAACGAGGAATAGCAGGAGAACAGCAATCAGCCGAGAAAATGCTAAAAAAACTACTTGAGAAGTACAACATCTCAGAAGACGAACTTAATAGTATAGACGAAAAAGAATATTACTTCAAGTATGCTTCTAACTTAGATGAGTGGTTACTTATACAACTAATCGAATACTTTTTCAAAGAGAAAAAGTATAAACTCTATCGCATTAAAGATAGTGGTGTAAAAGAGATAGCAATACAGATGCCCTACTTAGATTGGGTAACATTAGATAGTGCTTATGGTTATTTCAAACCACATCTAAACCAGCAATGGCGCAAACACGGCTTGCCTGTAGTGAACCGTTGTCGAACAACTAAAACTAAAAATAAACGCCGTGAGGCAATGCAAGAAACCTTTTTTAGTTTGTATGTAATTCGTTCTGGTATCTATCGCCCAGAACAAAAAAACTCCAAATCTCTTACCGAGGAGGAAATAAAGAGATATTCCATTCTTTACGGAGTCGAAGGTGGTAAATACACACAACAAGTAACCACAGGTCTATATTTAGAATAACCCTTCAAACACTATTAAAAATGAATAAAGAAAATTACCCCACTTGGCTTGTGCCTATTAACATCGCCAAAGAACTCAAAGAAATAGGGTTCAAAGAGCCTACAATGTTCTGCTTTATTTCAGGAGAATCAGACATTCAATTAAGTATCTATGATGATATAAGCCTAAATTATAATTTATACATTAATGATATTGAATTGATAAATTACAATACTAAAGGTTTTTATGTTTCTATCCCCACTTGGGAACAAGCCCACGCTTGGTTCAGAGAAAAAGGCTACTATGGCAACATAGAAGCCACCAGTAAAGGTACTTCTGCCTATATCTTCTTTCCGGAATTAGATAATGGAGAATTTTGGGAGTTCGCCTATGAAGAAACCTATGAAAAAGCCCGTGAATTACTTTTACTTAAACTAATAGACCTTTATAAAACAGCAAATCAATGACCTATATAGTAACCATACGCAGTTGTGCGGTAGTTGTGAAGCTGATCTATAAAGGAGGTAAGTTCTCTAAGTTAGAGGTCAAGAAAGGTACTTTAGATGGGGAATATCTCAAACAAATAGGCTTGCTTATTCCTCCCTTAGAGAATCTCATAGAGGAGTGGCAGGGGGTGTGGGGAGATAGGGTAACCTACCGAGAGGAAGAGGCGAACCCGCCGAGCTTATACGCCTTGTTTTTGGACGAGTGGTTTGCTTTCTATAATAGATTGTTTGGGGTTGCCCCAAAATTTACAGGTGCAGACGGCAAAGCATTGAAACAAATTATCGCCTACCTAACAGGTAACTCTGCCGACGAGGAGGAAGCCCTCGCCACTTGGCAGTACCTGCTACAGAACTGGCAAAAGTTAGACGAGTTTCATCAAAGGAATACAGACTTAAAGTATATAAATTCCCAATTAAATAAGATTCTACAAAATGCAAAACGAAATAATAGTAAGGACAAGCGAACAGTTAGCGATTCTTTCAAACAAAGAATTTTTAAGGGTTTATTCACCGAATAACTGCCTTATGCATAGCTCGTCACTCAAGGGAGTAAGTGACGCCTTGAGTAGGCAAACCCTTAGCCTGGTGCAAATCAAAAAAGGCAAAGGAGAGGTTTTTCTCAGAAGTTATATCAGTATGTGGCTTATCTACCTCAACGAGGTTTTGAACCTAAATAATCCCCTTACGGAGGCACAGATAGAGTTATGCGCCGAGCAGATCATGGCAGATTATCACCACTTGAAGCTCTCGGAGTTATCGCTTATCTTCAAAAGGATTGTATCGGGGGAGTGTGGTGAGCTGTACGAGCGTATTAGTATGCCGAAAGTAATGAGTATCTTCCGCAAGTATGACCAGGAGCGCACCGAGGTAGTTGTCACCCAAAACCAACAAGCCCACGAACAATTCCGCTATAGGGAGAATCGCACGGAGAGTTATGACGATGATCTGGAGAGGCTTTGTAAAAAGATGAGGAAGTTTTGATGTGTCATTTTATATTTTTGATTGAACATCCGCTAAAATCCAATTTGGAAATAAGCGGGTGTTTTTTTAATTTTGCGGTCTAAACCAAAGAATACCATAACTTATGGAAGCCCAAGAGAAAGAACACAAAGGATACAACAAAAACTGCCTATTGCGCTACAGGGCAGTAATGGAAGAGTTCAATAGACATGATTGCCGCTACATTCCTATTTCAGTAATATGGAGGGAATTTATCTACCCTAAGTTCTTCATTTCACGAAAAACCCTCTACAAGATCCTTAATACAGATGTGGACGAACAATTGCTAATGGCCAATAACCAATGATTAGCCATGAGTTAGATATTCTGTATCTGGCAGGAGTAATATACCTCATACTCTTGGAGCCCATCATCACGGAGGGTTCGGTTTTGTGAGGTACGGATAAGAGGGGATACATTAGGCAAAGGAGAAAAGCCGTGTATCTTTTGGTGTATCTTCTCTATGAGCATCCAGATAGCCCAAGCATCCTCCTTTTGCCTTCTTGGTGCTTGTAGGGAAGTATTGGTAAGGCGCATATTAGCTATGGTAATTTTGATTTGTACCTGAGCTATTTGTCGTTGTAGGGGTGTTTTGGTAAGGTCTTTTCCTATGTTGGAATACTGTACCTGTTGCACATCTATCAATGTACAGGGGTATTGCACAGGCATATTAGGGCTGTAATAGTCTAACTGTCCCCAATTTTCGTCTATGTATTTAAGTTCTGTTATCTCGCTTACTTTCTGTTGTATTTTCTCTAATAATGCTTTCATTGGTGTATGCTATTTAGTAGTTCTTTCATATTAAAATTTACAATATCATCTACCATTCGTTTTACTTCAGGATGGTCACCGATAAATTGTCGCTTGGGTATTTTTAGTTTGTCTCCTACCTTTTTTAAGGCAAGAGCTTTCCACTGCTCTGCTTCTACTGAAAAAGCCTTTTGAGCACTCCCTTTGCGTCCTTTAGCGGCCCCGCTCACTTTGTAATACATTGCCCAAAAATAACGTTTCATTTTTTCAGTTATTACGAGTTCGCCCCCATTGTTCTGCAAATCGGCATAGGGTACGGAGCTTGTCCAACGCACAGAAGATCCCTCAACTGTACTACGGATAGAGCGGCGCAGGGTTCCAGTACGCATCATTAGAGAGCCACGGCGATTGGGTATAAGGGTATTAGCCCATTTATCATCAAAGAACGCTTTGCGCTCGAAGTTGCGGTCGAAAGCCTCAGTAAGTTTTACCTTGGTATCGGTTAAAACGTGATTTAAAAAGGTTTTAAAGTCCATTTTAATAATGGTTAATTGTCAATGATTGATGATTAATTCTTCTATGCATTGCTTAGTTTTTTGCTATAGAAAAGTTTTAAAAAGATTTGTTTTTTGTTTGAAATTTGTTTTGTACCTTTGTAGCCAAATATATAGTTTACTTATGGAAACAATCTTCGACTACGCTCCCACAGAATGGGAATTGAATGCTTTGAGGTTTGATTCTTTTTCATTCATGCTAAAATTTGGTATTGAATTAAAAGAAGAATTAACCCCCGAGAGCTATAAGAAGCATATTACTAAGGAATTTGCTTTTTATGATTTGGCTTGCCTCTTTGAGGAAAGAGGAGATATGGACAAGGCCGAGCAATATTGGCAACAACTACCAAAAGCCTACAAAGAATATGGCTTAGGGTATGATTGTAACTTTACCGCTGTATAGCAAAAAACTCTATTATCTTTTCTCCTATATTAGAATAATCACTCATTAGATGAGGTTTAAAGAACTCAACGGCTTCTTCTTCACTTATACCATTTGTTTTTAGCCTCTCTCTAAAGTTATTTATCCAACCTTTATATCCATATCCCTCCTCTAAAATCTTTTGTTTATGTATGGCTTTTCCCCCAAGCCTTTCTATAAATTCATTGTATGTATGACGAGCTATAAATTCATTTATTGTCTCCATGCTTTCTGTTTGTCTCCTATTGAGTAGTATCGGGCGTGTTTGTGTCTTAGCATGTAATATTTCGTGCCATAAAGATTCTATAGCGTATTCCTGTTTAAATGTTAGCTCTTCTCCTTTTTTTATAGCTCCTAAAGCTTCTCTCAATTGAATAGAGGCATTGAAATCAATACCTGCAAAGGTGTGGTTACTAATCTTTATTGTTGATTTTCCAATCCATTCATTAGTGGAAGGGAGATAAGACATTGAGTGTTGCATTAAGAAATTAGGAGAGTTTGTAAAACTCACTTCACCAAGCCCTTTTCTGAAATCTTCGGGGAATAACTCTGCATATTTTAGCATTATATTTTCCACTTCTTCTTTTGTGGGGAAATCTCTTCTTATGAGCTCTTGCAAATTAACTGAAGTTCTATTATTTATTGCTTCTAACTCTCTTTGTGCCTGCTCAGCCCCTACTACTTGGGTATAGGTATTAGTGGGCGGAAATACCTTCTTTTCTTGCCCTGGGTTAAAGCGAAACATCTCCAATTTATTCTTACCGCTTTTACCTATCTGAGTAGTCGCTTCTTCTCCTGCCTTTTTGGCAGTTTCGGGGTTGCTTTTGGTATTTTCCCGAGCTAATACTTCTACAGCAGTACAGCGACAACGCCAGCCATTAGGCGGGTAGTACTCTGTCCAAAAAGCATCGTCTTTTGGCAAACATATTCCTGCTAAAGCTGCGTGGCTTTGCCTTACACGCTCATCACCTGCGGTGCGATATTCAAGCCAATACCTACTTGTATCCTCTTGCAGGTTTGCCCAATTAGCAGCACTTTGGGCACTCTGTACAGCGAACTGGTACTCGGCTTCTAAGTAGTTACGGTTGTAGGTGTTATTCAACTTTAGTATCTCCTGCTCAAACTGATAATAAGGGCGCACGTTGCCCTGCTCGTCTTTTAGTTTGCTCCGTGCCTCAGTGAGTTGCGTATGAGTTTTTAGCCCCGAAAAGATAAATACATCGCGCTCTAAATAGGCTTTCATTTCCTCCGGTACTTCGTGAGGGATAGCGGTGTTAAACACTTCGGCGGTAGCAGTAATAAGGTCGCGGTAGGCTTTGTATTTCATTAAGTCTTCAGGTCTGTAGCTACCTCTCTTATGTAATTGGTCAAAGGCTTTTTTCGCTACTTTGGTAAGGTCTAACAGCTTCTTTGGAGGCTCTTGTGCGCTTGATAACTTTGCTTCTTGGCATGCCTCACAATCACAGTGCGCATATTGCAGACTTAGACTTTGATGCATAGCCCCGAAATAGTGGTGAGCCACCGCGGGCATAATTTCGGGGCTTAGTCGAAAAAATCTAAGGAGAGCTTTTGAGGTGTAGTAGGTGCTTTGTTCCCTATTACTTCAATACCGAATTTTTCTTTAATCCAATCATCAGAGACTTCTTTATAAGGCAGTATTTCCTTAGTGCGTGTCCACAGTTCGCCTAAGTCCTCTGCTTGGTCATACACGAGCGATAAGTCCTCTTCGGGGAGTACGCCGATGGCGTACAGGGCGGGTAGTACTTTATCGTTCATATACTGCTCTACCATTGTTTGGTCGGCATCTACCAAATCCTGTAGTATATCCTGTGAGCTCATTTCTTTACCCCTACTTCCATATCTGGTGTCCTGCCCTATAATAGCCCCCGAAAGGAGCAGAGAGATGCTATTTTCGCAACGATTGATTAGCCCGTCATACACTTCACCTGTAGCGGGTACCCCATTGGTTGCCCACTCGAATTGCTCGGTTTCGTCAATGATAAACCACGCAGCGGCTCCCATATCGGTCATCATCTTCTCAGCACGTGCAAGGGCTTGGCGGTCACGGGTGTTTGTCTTCATTACGCGGGGAGGTATGCCATATATCTCGCACAACTCCGACCAGCAACTTTGCGCAAAACGACTGAAAAGTATATGCGGTATTGCCTGATTGATAATGCCTAAATCGCCCGCCTTGCCAAAGTCTAACAACCACGTGCCGTACTCGTTAGCATTACGATAGTCTAATCCCTTATCATCGGTATAATCCTTAAGCACTATACCCTTTTGAGGAATTACATTTTGTCTAGGTATAAGAGCCACCTCTACACTATCATCATTACCCCGATTAAATTCAATAAGGGTATAGCCAAAGTACTCACTGTCTAATATATGGCTTATAATCTCATTGAACCAAACAGACTTTTGCAGTTGGCGTGTTAGCTCCTCGTGTGTCTCACCATTAGCTTTCTGTATGCTGAAGTTAGCAGAGGTAGTTTTGTATTTTCGATTTGTTATTTGTGAGGTAGTATGCGCATCAAGTAGCATATCCTTTACTAAATTATAGTAGGGAAACATTTTTGGATTCTCTACGTTCTCCGCCATAGCCATTGCATTTTTCCACGTGAGTACATCGGCACGAATGCGTGCCATTGATTTTGGCACAATATTGCGGGTAGGTTGCAGAGTGTTATTCCCTGCTTTCTTAGGTTTCTTATAGTTCTTATAGGATTTCATTGCTTGTATTTTCCTTTAACATTAATACCTTTCTCGGTGATTTGTAGTACTTCGGCACTAAAGCCGTCTGCTTCTAATTGGATGCGTATATGCCTATCCAGAGCGCGGGTAATACTGCCGTTCTGCGCTTGCTGAATATTACAGCCCGTAATAGGCGACTCCTTCCACTCTCCTTGCTTGGAGAGCAAAAGGAACTCCACGTGTTGGGCAGTACTTTCATTAGCGACAAAGTCGCCCCCTACTACCTCCAAATCATATTCAGTTGTTACAGCTATATCTTTCATTTTCTAATGGTTAAATTTTAGACGAGAGCCAAAGAGAAAAGGGGTTGTTTGTTGTTGGCTTTCCTCAGTACGAGGCATAATAGGTAACGAACTGATATTTACCTCACCCTTAGCCAGTCTTTTAAGGTACTCTATTGCTCTATCGTAACGTTCTTTGGCGTGGTCATAGATAATATCGGCATTGCACAGATCCACTATATACCACTTTGCTACAGAGAGACAAAGGCTCACCACAAGGGCGTTTCTTTCCTCCCCACGCTTGGCAAAGATAGCCTCTACATCATAGCGCGGTCTGCCGTCCAAGTACTCCTTTTTGTCATTGGTGTAGAAGTAGGACTTTACTTCCTGCTCGGCAGTATCTAACGCCTGCAATACTATAGTGTCGTCCCCTTCGGTAATCTGCTCTACTTGGTAGGAGTAGATATTGTTCTTTAAATCTTCTTTTGTTAGGAACATATTAGTATCTGTTATTAACTCTCGCCCCGAAGGCATATTGGTTACTACTTTGTCTATTTCGACCTATGAGCCATTTAAAAGCTCCATGCACGGCATCGGGTCCATCATCGTGAGCACCCGAACCTTTTTCAAAAGCTAAGAACTGGTCAATAAGCACCTGCATATCCGCGTCTTTCTGTTCACTATTGAACCACACATTTTTGCGCTCAAAATAGCCTGCAAGGCTCTCTATACGGTCAAATTTATCTGCCTTACTTCGTTTGTCAGCTACGATAGGGATATAGTACCCTCGTTTGTCGCCCTCTTGGTCAAAGTCGCTTACAAACTCATCCATCGCAAAAAGTCCCTCAATCATATAACGTACATTGTAGCGGTCTAAGCGATACTTCTCATACTGGTCATACAGCCATTTAGCACAATGTGCACGGCTTTTTTGCTGCATATAGCACAGTAGTATATGAAACTCCTTGCCTATATTGCCCACCAAAATCAGGGCTTTGTAGTCCGCATTTTCCTTATACGAAAGGTCGCCATAAAAACAAAGGTTATCATACTTGCTCAGTGGCAGTGCCTTTTTATACTGAATATCCTCGTACTTAAAGATTGCTCCGTCCTCAATATGTGTGTGCATATACTCCCGCATAAACGAGCGGTAGGGCATACTCTTAAACTTATTACGCCAGTACTCCGCCGATGTTTTCTCAGGCCATTCAGGAGTAAAGTCTTGTAAGTTTTTCACTGCACACACTGTAAGTATTTTGAACTCTGTTTGCGGACTATCTTCATAACTACCCTCCTCTTTGGGCGTGTTAATCACCTCATTGAAGTACATTTTAAGGCGGTTCGTGATCGAGTTTTTGTGGAAGTTATTGTTAGCAAATACAAAGCGTTCAGTAGCGTTGTCCTCACTGTCAAAACACCCCCATACATCTTCGGTGATATAGTCTACACTTTCACGCATAATACGGTCATTGTGGATAGACTTCTTGCTATCCACATCATCTACCACTATATAGTCGGGGCGTTCCGACTGTTCTCGTGCCCCTCGCGGGTTTTGCCCAAAACCAAGCGACATAAACCGAACCCCATCATTAGTAACAAACGAACCATCCGACCAGTCCCCCGCCGATGACCTCTTGCCGTAATCATTCTGCAAGCGGTTATTGTGTTCCAGCTGTGCCTGTATACCCGATAGCAGTTTCTTAGCTTTAGGTTCAGTCTCGCCCACCAAAAGCATAAATCGCAAATCATTCTTGGCAAAGTACAAGTACAACGGTATCCCCATATCTATATGTACCGACTTTCCCGCCGAACGGTACATCTCGGCAAGCAAGCGCAAGCGTTTATTGCCCACTATCATCTTAGCTAACTGGACGTGAAACCAAGCACACTTCTGTTTGGCATAGTTAGGGAAATAGTATTCAAACCAGCGCACATAATCGCCCTCCAAGTTCTTAATACGAGCCGCTCTCTCTTTGGCTGTTTCGTGTATATTCACTGAAGTAGCCTTAGCAATCAATAAGCAATGTTTATCGTAATCGGCTAAGAGTTTAGCATATATTTTATCCTTCTTGCTCATTTTTCACTTTTAGTTGTAAGAATTGTTTATGGTATTTAGTACATTGAGCCGCGAACTCAGCGTCTTGTTGTGATATAAACATGTCCAGTTCCTTCAGTACCTTATATACAGTGGTAGGATCTGCTTGTGTTTCACACCTATCCAATGCGGCCATTAACTTACCTACATCGGAAGCTGAGAAAGTAGGTTCCTGCCCATTCATTACCCTAATGGTCTCAGCTTGTAGCTTCTGTTTGATAATAGTAGGCGAAGCGTGGAAGTTCAAACGCTTGTCCTCCCAATCGTACTTCTTTACCCACTCACCAATAGTGGCAGGGCGTACTCCGTAGAGCTCCGCTACTTCTGCTTGAGTAACCTCAATATTTTCAATATAATACTGTTCCGCCTTAATACGAACAGCGTCTTTTGTTTTTGCCATAGTCTAAATAAAATGCAAAATTGGGGATTGGACAGAGAAAAAACAAAAAGTTGTTACCAGAGGTTACAGAGTTGTTACCAGAAGTAACAATGTTGTTACCAGAGGTTACCACTTTTTGCGGGGGTAAGAAAGCCGCCTTAATTTTGCGCCAGAAATCAGACAAACCCAAAAAGAAAAGTATATGCCCAGATTTGTACTTAATGATGAGCGCGTGACCAATTCCTATGGTTTTAAGGTCTTATCGGCGGGAATTGACTTAACCCGTTTTGCAACCAACCCCGTAATGTTGGACGGACATAATCAAAGCAACCAAAGTGTGATAGGCTCTTGGGAGAATATCATACTTGAAGATGGAAAGCTCCTTGCCGAACCTCGTTTTGATATGGACGATGAGAATGCAAAAAAAATAGCCGGTAAGGTAGAACGGGGCATCATCAAAGGGGCAAGTATGGGCATAGCTTTCCAAAGGGAAGACCTCACTTATGAAGGTGGTGATGTTGTCCTGAAAAAATGTTCTCTTTTTGAAGCCTCTATAGTAGCTGTACCGAGCAATGCCAATGCCCTACGCCTACAAATGGATGGGGTAGAAATTACGGAGGAAGAGATTAAGGAACTTTGCCTATCATTTCCAAAAACAAACCCTAATAACACAGTACATATGAAGTTACAACTTACACAATTGGCCTTAGTAGCCTTGGGTATGAGCGCCAGTACTAAGGAACTATCGGCAGACGAAATAGAATCCGCTATCTTGGCACTTTCCAAAAGCCGTGATGAGCTCAAAGAAAAGCTCACCCTTTCAGAAGAACAACTTAGCGCCTATGTAGCCAAAGAAAAAGCCCAAAGAGAAGCCCTTACAGTACAAATGCTTGACGATGCTATCAAGAGTGGCAAAATCACAGCGGACAAGCGTCAGACTTTTGCTGACTTGGCTGCGCAGAACTTTGAATTAGCTAAAGCCACACTGGAGGGGATCCCCGCTAAGAAGTCTTTCTCCGCAGGAGTTACTACCCCTACAGGTACAACAGGAGTAGCTACTATGGAGGACTTTCAAAAGCTCTCCTTAGAGGAAAAAGTAGCCTTCAAGAATGGGAACCCCGAAGCCTACCAAAAGCTCATCGCCTCTATTTAATAAAGAGCAAAAGTGAAGAGCGAAAAACTATAATTTAAACCCTATTTAAAAACGAATAAAACAGTATTACAATGGCAATGAATTTTCCAGAAATATGGGAGCGACGAGTACACCAAACACTCTCCCAAGGGGGTACAGCCGACTTTTTGGATGGCGTACAAGAATTGGACGGAGATGTAATGGAAATGGGCGAAAACAATGTAATCCATATCCCCACTACCGAGTTCAAACCCGATGTACTTATCAACAACAGTACTTATCCTTTGTTAGTACAAAGCTACACTGAAAACGAGGTTACTGTTCGCCTGGATAAGTATCAAACCAAGCCTACCAAAGTTACCGATGACCAAATTGTTGGTTCAAGCTATGACAAAATAGACGCCGTAACTCGTGCACAAACCAACGAAATCAGTGTACGCAAGTATGGTAAGGCTATACATGCACTTGCCCCTACACAGAACACTGCGGCTACTCCTGTACTCACCCTTGCAGGAACAGAATGTACCTACAATGACTTGGTAGCCCTCAAGGCTAAATGTGATAAGGCGGGTTGGCCATTGGCAGGACGCCGTTTGGTGCTGTGCTTTGACCACTTCAATTCCCTACTCAAGGATAGAGAACGTTTTGGGGATCAACTTATCAACTATCGTCAGGGGCAGGTATCTCCTGTGATTGCAGGCTTTGAAATCAAAACCTACGAACAGCACCCCTACTATAGCAGTGCAGGTCAGAAAATCGCCTTTGACCAAGTACCTACCAGCAGTGACAAACCCGCTTCTGTAGCTTTTGTTGTACCAGCAGTGAGAAAGAAAACAGGGCTTACCAAACAGTACTACTCTGAGGCAAAGCAGGATCCTACCAATCAGGCGAACCTTTTGGCCTATCGCCACTATTTTATAGCGGTACCTTTGGAGAACAAGTACATTGCGGCACTGATATAATTGTTAAACCCCATAGGGGTGTATTTCCATACACCCCTACCTAAAAGCAAAAAAAATGGACAGTATATTCAAAGATAACCCAGGGCTTGATGTAGCCTACAAAACGGCTGACGGCAAATACTTCTACACCGAAAACGGCGCACAAAACCACGCCCTCACCCTCAAGAATCAAGAGGTAAAAAAAGTAGTACGCACAGAAGAAGCAACAGAGAAAGAGGAGGTAAAAAATGAGGTAGTTACTGAAACAGAGAATCCTAAAACAGTAGTAACTGCTGAACCCTTAGAGCCTTCGGAAAACACTGATAGTTCAGAAGTTCCCGACAATTCAGAAAGCTCAGAGCCCTCTGAAAACTCTGATAGTTCAGAAAGCTCAGAACCCTCAGAAGAAACAAAGCCAAGCTTTGAACTTAAACCTAAAAACTTTAACAAACGCTAAACAATGAACGGAGTAAAATTCATAAGAAAAAATGGTGGCTTAGGGCGTGAACTCGCAGGTGAAGACCATATCTCTGGGCTTATTGTCTATGGCGAAACAGCCGTTGCCCCTACCTTATTGCTTTCAGTAGAGGAGCTAAACGGCAAGGGAATTTTCCCCGATACAGCCCCTGTATTGCACTATCATATAACCGAGTTCTTTCGTGTCAATGAAGGGGCAAAGCTATACGTGCAATCAGTAGCAAGTGCTGACGGTAATTACACTGAAGTAAAAACCCTGCAGGCATTCGCCCAAGGCAAACTCCGACAAATCGCCGTTTGTGACTTCAAAACCGAACTTTCGGGCTTAGACAACGCTCTTAGCAAGCTAAACGCTATCGGCAAGGAGTTAGCCAAACGTATCACCCCTGCAAGCCTTTTGTATAGCTTTAAACTAAAAGCCGAAGATATTGCTAACCTCCCCGATTTGCGCACCAAAAGTGCCGAACTCGTGAGTGTGGTTATAGGTCAAGATGGTGCAGGGCGTGGGGCTTATATCGCACAAACTACCCCTGCAGTGGGTTGTATAGGGGCTGCCCTTGGAGCTATTTCCAAAGCCAGCGTACACGAAAGCATTGGCTGGGTAGAGAAACAGAACTTAGTGACTGTTGCTTACAATAAAGGTCTTACAGGTGATGTGCTGCGAGCCCTTGAATTGGATGTACCCGCTTTAGCGGACGGCACCAAGCTTGGAAGCCTTACCCCTGCACAAGTAGAAGCCTTGCACGGCAAAGGGTATATTTTCCTTACTCAATATGCAGGCAACGCAGGCACCTATTTTAACGATAGCTTTACGGCAACAGCCGCCACCAGTGACTTTGCTTATATAGAGAACAATCGTACTATAGACAAGGCTATCCGTGAGCTAAACCGTGTACTTGTGCCTAAAGTTTCAGGCCCTGCCTATATTGACCCCGATACAGGTAACCTACAAACAGCTACTGTGTCTGCTATCAATGCTCTTTGTGAAGAGCCTTTGGATGCAATGAAACGTGACGGTGAACTCAGCGGCTATAAGGTGTATATCAACCCACGCCAGCGCATTTTACAGACCTCCAAATTAGAGATAGTACTCAAAATAGTACCTGTAGGCACTATGCGTGAGATAGAAGTATCTATTGGCTTTGCCCTTAATGTATAGCAATTTAATAACTGTTTAAAAGCACTTTAAAAATGTTAGAATTAGAACCCCTTATCAACGGAAGAGAGTATGGATGGGCAGATATCATCTGCACTATCGGGGGCGTGCCCGTTACGGGTATTGTTGCCATAAAGTATGAAGAGGAGCAAGAAAAAGAGAACGTATATGGTGCAGGTCGCCACCCCGTGAGTCGTGGGTATGGCAGAGTGAAGACTACCGCTTCTATCACTGTGCTTGCCTCAACTGTAATGGCTCTGAAATCCAAAGCCCCTAAAGGACAATTGCACCGCATTGCACCTTTCCCTATCACGGTGAACTATCAGCCCGATAATCAGCCCTTGGTAACCCATATACTAAAGAATTGTGAGTTTCAAAAAACATCTTTTGAATGGAAGGAGGGCGATATGCACAAAGAAGTAGAATTACCTCTTATTGTAAGCCACGTAGTAGATAAAAGCATTTAATTATTATGGAAAAAGAAACGTTTATGTTTGTAGAAGAAAACAAAGTCACCGAACCTGCTACTATTTGTGGGCTATCGGAAGCCGAAATACAATCCCTTAAAGAGAAACATGGCGAGTTGGTATTGGTGGAAGTAGAAGCCGACGGGCAGACTCATCAAGTGATCTTCAAAGAACCAACCTTCAAACACTTGGAAGCAATGACCAAGATCTCCAAGACCGACGAGGTGAAAGCTGCCGAAGTGGCTTACCTGAACTATGTAGTGAGAGCTGATGAGGCTATTGTGGGGCGCGATATGCTCAAACTCAAAGCAGTAGAAGCCCTAATGCTAAGGGTACAAAAAACGAGGGCAACCGCAAAAAACTTATAGGCTCACTACAGAGTGAGCCCAGTGAGAAAGAAGAGTGGAAAGCTGAGGCACTGATTCGTGCTAACTTTGGGGTAAACCCCGAAAGTCTGCAAGCCAGTCAGTGGTGTAAACTCTATGCCCAAGCAATGTGGTTAGAGCATTGGCGTATGCAAAACCAAGCAGAGTTATTTAAGGTACTTATGGGTGGATAGTTTTACCTTTTTGGGGTAGATATTGCTATATACCAAGCAAAAGAAAAATATATGTAGGCTGATGTAGATACTAATACCTCCCACTTCGTAAAGATTCCATAGTATGGAACTTATCACAAATACTATAAAAGATAGAATATAAACAAGCCAAAATAGTGTTTTCATAGTAGTATAAGTTTAACAAGGCAAAGTTACAAAAAAGAAATGAATAATACATTTAATTATGGTATAAATTTCAATATAGCAGGAGATAATCAGGTTTCCGCTGTATTTGTGGCCTTGTTCAAAAACATGGATATACTACAGGCAGAGATTACCCAGATTAATCAGACTCTGAATATCTTTTCCGAAAATACCACTAAGGCTATAGAAGGAGTATCTAAAACGATAGAGGAAAGCACAAAACTATCCAATATAAACTTTGAGGCCTTTCTTAATCTGACTGATAGAGCAGCCTCAGCAGCGGCTAACTTATATGCTCCCGGCATAGCTCTTGAAAAGAACTTATCCGAACTCTCGGCCATTACTGGAGTTACAGGCGAAGGCCTCAAAGCTATAGAAATGGCCGCACGTGAAACTGCTAAAACCTTTGGTACTTCGGCAGTAGATAACGTGGAAGCCTATAAGATGATGCTTTCACAGCTTAGCCCAGACATCGCCAAGAATAGCGAAGCAATGAAGCTGATGGGTGAGAATGTGAATATTCTCTCCAAGCAAATGGGAGGCGATACCATAGCCGCTACTGATGTACTCAATACTTCACTGAATCAATTCGGGGTGAGTATGGAAGACCCTATCAAGGCGGCAAAGGTGATGACAGAGATGATGAATGTGATGTCCGCCGCTGCCCAAAATGGGTCGGCCGAACTCCCGCAAATCAAGCAAGCATTAGAGCAGGTGGGTATGGTGGCTAAAACCACAGGGCTATCATTTGCCGAGACCAACGCCTATATTCAGTTATTAGATCAGGCAGGTAAGAAAGGAAGTGAAGGAGGGATTGCCCTTCGTAACGTACTGACTACTCTTTCAGAGGGTCGCTTTACTTCCAAACTTGCTGCCGATGGACTTAGGGAAGCGGGGATCAGTACCGATTACTTAGCCGATAGTAGTGTGCCCTTGCATGAGCGATTGAAAACCCTGCGTAAGATACAGGGCGACACTGCTCTGATGACTAAGGTATTTGGAAAGGAGAATATGGCCGCCGCCATTGCCCTTATCAATACCGCTGATGAGGCTGAAGCGATGAGCAAAAGTATTGAGGGAACCAACTCGGCCGTAGAGCAAGCAGGGGTAATTATGGAGAGTACCGCCGAAAAGAATGCACGCCTTACCGCTCAAGTAGAAGACTTTAAGATTTCTATTTTTAACGCAACGGGAGGAGCATTCGGATACGCAGGAGCACTAAGTGATATTGTTCAACAAATGACAGGACTTGCGCCTATAGGAAGCGTCTTGATTAATACCTTTTCCTTTCTTACTAACGCACAAAAAAGGGCCGTCCTATGGACAAATATTTGTTCGGTGGCTACCAAAGGAATGGCAGTGGCACAGGGAATTCTGAACGCTATTATGAATATGAACCCTATTATGCTGGTGGTAAGTGCTATAGGGGTGCTTATAGGATATGTTACGGTAGCTATTAGCTATTTTGACTCCTTTGGCTCTACTATGCTACTCCTCTTAGGTCCTATAGGTATGCTCATTAGTGCCTTTATGATGATAAAAAGGCATTGGGATAGTATAGTCGAAGCCTTTAAGTCAGAAGGTATTTTAGCAGGTTTTAAGCGTATAGGTTTGGTGTTATTAGATGTAATAATGGCACCATTACAAAAGATATTAGGATGGGTTGCCGAGCTCACTGGTTGGGAATGGGCGGCCAATGCTTCAGGGAGTGTGGAGGAGTTTCGTAGGAATATGGACTTAGTCTCTGATGAGGAAAAGACTAACACCCAAAAAGACGATAAGCCACAAGAAGTAACCGTAGTAGAGAATAAAGATAGCTTTGACCTTACTAAAAATAAACCTACTGTTCCCACAGTTGGGGGCGTGGCAGCTACCAAAACAATGAATAGCACGGGGGTAGGAGGTGATAAGAGTAAAAGCGAAAACAAAGTGCGCAATCTTACTATCGGAAAGATGATGGATAATTTTAATATCTATATGAATGCCGACAAAGGCTTTGACAGACAACAGCTTCTACAAGCTGTACGGGAGATACTCCTGACTGCTACCGCTGACTTTGCGGGGTCTAATGATTGACAAATATGATTGATTTTAATTTTCAACCACAGCCCGAAACTATTGCTAAAACGGTAGCCTTAAACTTGGCTTTTCGCTTTGGCATGCAAACGGGCAAGCCTTTAGAGGTTAAGAAGTTTGATGGCGAGTTTGTCACAATGAGTGACTTAGAAAATCGCCCTTGGCTTACCTCCTTGCGTATGAGTACCCACCACGAGGGCGAGCGCTATAGCCTGTTATTTCAGGAAGTGGTTATTTCTGTCACCCAAGAGCGCAATATTGTAACTACTTCCCTACAAGGGAGAGATGGTACAATCAAGGAGTACATTAGTAATGGCGACTATGGTATTACTTTGGATATAGCATTAACAGACTATGAGGGGGAGCCAGACGAGCAGACAGACGAAGAGTTTTTATTGCCAAAGCAAGACTACCCTATAAGTCGTGTAGAAACTCTTAGAAAACTGCTCACTACGCCACAAACTGTAGAGGTGGAAAGTGATTTTCTATATGCTTTTGGGATTCGTTCTGCTGTGGTGACTTCCTTCTCTTTGCAACAGGAAACACACAGCAATCGCCAGAGCGTACAGATACAAATGCTTTCCGATGAGCCTTACGAAATCAAACAAATACAACAAGACGAGTATGTTAAGATTAGTAAGTAGAATAACCATTGAGACAGGTAGCACCCGCTGGCAATTCAATTCTGTAGCCGAGTGTAACATTGTAGAAGATATGGAAAGCCTTACCGACACCTGTGAACTAAAACTGCCACGCAATATTCGCTGGCAAGGGTATATAAGTGAAAAAGGTATGCCCCCAATCAAGCGAGGCGATCGCATTACGGTAGAACTCGGTTATGATGATGACTTAAAAGTACGCTTTGCAGGTTACGTGCGTTCGGTAGATGCCAAAGTGCCTATCACCATAAAATGTGAAGATGGCATGTTTCTACTAAAAACGCTAAAAGCCGAGCCTAAAGCCTTTAAGAACGCTACCCTCAAAGAGATAGTGGAACATCTGCTCAAAGGCACAAATATTAGCTACAAACTCATTGATGATAATATACAAGTAGGAATCTGGCGTATCACCCAGCCCAACGTATCGCAAGAGTTGCAAGAGCTAAAAGACAAGGTAATGCTTAGTAGTTACTTTAGGCTTATAGACGGAGAATCGGTGTTGTACATTGGATTAGCCTACCCTATAGACAATCGCGAAAAACACCTTTTTAAGCACGGCAAAAATATCATCAGTGAGGATTTTACTTACCGTGATAAAGATGATATAAGGGTACGAGTGGAGGCACAGAGCTTTAACGCCAAGCATAAGAAACTCACCTACGAATATGGTGACAAAGACGGAGAAGTAATAAAGCTCCGCATAGATGGACTGACAGAAGAGGAACTAAAGAAGTACGCAATGCAGGCGTTGGAAAGATACAAGCAAAGTGGTTTTAAGGGCTCTTTTGAAACCTTTGGTGTACCCGAAGTAAGCAAGTGCGATATGGTGGAAATACACGCCTCCGATGGCAATAGTGGTACTTATTTAGTGAAAAAGAATGAGATTAGTTTTGGTACAAACGGCTATCGTCAAAAGATTGAATTAGGGAATGCACTATGATAAAAGATCTGATACAACAATTGGCTTATACAGGGCAGGAACTATATGTTAAGGTATGTAGAGTAACTTCTGTAGATGAGGAGGCTAAAACTGCTGATGTAAGCCCCTTAGATGGTAGTTCACCTATTAACGATGTATATTTAGTAGTAGACTTTGATAAGGGAGGTTTTTACCTACAACCAAAAATAGGTTCGCTGGTATGTGTGGCTTTTATCAACAAAGAAACGGCAATAGTAGTAGGAACCTCCGAGCTGGAGAAAGTAGAATGCATTTTGGGAGGTTTTACCCTAAAGATAGAAGGTGGTAAATTGCAACTTAAAAATGAACAAGCAGACTTTAAAACCCTTTTAAACGACCTTTTAAAGGAACTTAAAAATGCTATCATACAAACCCCTTCAGGCCCTGGTAACTTTGCCCCACAAAATGTAGTAAAGTTTGACGAGATTAACCAAAAAATCAACCAACTATGGCACTAAACAAACAAGCCCTCAAACAAGGCATTATTGCCCTTCTGCAGGATATGCTTACCAAAACCGATAACAGTATAGAAGAGTATGCCGAGCGCTTAGCCTCTCTTATTGACGCCTTTGTCCGCGGTGGTGAGGTAACGGTGCAAGCAGGAATCACCCTACAGGCGGGGACTTATACGGGTGCCACTACAAGTGAAGGAAAAGGCACTATAAATTAAAAAATAAACAAACAACGATGATAACACTCAATTACATTCTACAAGGATTTGGATTTAGGGATTGCAAAGACTTCCTACACTCTTCCTTTGGTCACACCTTTTCAGCTCTTTTTATCAAGATGGACGTAATACTCTCCTTTTTGTTTGCCACTGTGCATTTTCTCTTTGGTTTCAATCACTTATTTCTTACCGCTTACGTGGTATTGCTCGTATTTGAATGGATCACAGGAGTGCAAGCCTCCCGCAAGCGAGGTGAAAAACACGAGAGCCGCAAGTTTGGGCGTATGTTATTGAAGATAGCCACCTATCTTGTACCTATCTATATACTGCATACTTTCTCTGCTAATGTAGAGTTTCCAAGTCTTGGAGGTTTTGAGTTTGACCCTTTCCACTGGCTTTACTGGATAGTACTTATAGGGATTATATGGCAACTCGTGGTGAGTCTCTTGGAGAACTTAGACTGTTTAGGCTTTCGCTTTGCTAAAGTACTGCTCAAGATAATTAATAAGAAGTTCTATAAAACTTTTGAATTAGATGACAATAACAGTCCTACATAATCAGTCACTATTAGACCTCGCCCTACAACATACGGGTACAATAGAAAGCGTCTTTGAGTTGGCAGAGGCTAACACCCTTAATATCACTGATGATGTACAGGCGGGCAAAACCTTAGTATTACCGGCAGAGGCCTTTACCAACAAAGATATTTTAGGCTACTACACTGCCAAGAATTTGCAGCCCGCAACAGCATTTTCTAAGGAAGACGAACAAGTTTTTGAAAGGCTTGAGGGTATCAGCATTTGGGCGATTAACTTAGACTTTGTAATAACGCAACAATAACTATGGCACGAACAATACAAGAGATACAAACCCTTATTCTACAGGCTAAGGCGCAAGAGCCTACCCTAAACGAGCTCAATAGCACCTCCAAAGTAGCTATATGGCGCTTGTGGATCTACATCATAGCCGTAGCAATATGGAGCTTAGAGAAGCTATTCGACCTACATAGGGCAGATATAGATAGGAGACTTTCCGAACTCAAACCTCATACGGCACGTTGGTATCGCAGCAAAGCCCTTGCCTTTCAGTATGGTTTTGACCTTCTGCCCGACAGCGATAAGTTCAACAATACGGGACACACAGAGGAACAGATAGAAGCAAGCAAAATTGTCAAATATTCTGCCGTTGTGGAAAGCCCAAATGAGGGGCGTTTGATAGTGAAAATAGCAGGAGAACAGGGCGAGCAATTGCAACCTATTACCGATGCCCAAAAGCAAGCCTTTGAAGCGTATTTGCAGGAGATAAAAGACGCGGGTGTACGCCTATCGGTAGTAAATTATCAACCCGATATTCTGCACCTGCAAATGAAGATAGTATATGACCCTTTGGTATTAGATAGCAATGGACAAAGTATCATTCACGCCACTAAGCCCGTAGAAACGGCTATTAAAGACTATTTAAAACGCCTACCATTTAATGGCGAGCTCGTATTAGCGCATCTCATTGACGAACTTCAACAAGCAGAAGGAGTGAGGATACCACATTTGGTACTGGCACAGAGTAAACATATTGGAACTAATGGCAACTATGGGGCATTCGAAGCCATAGAGATAAGCAAGATACCCACTGCCGGCTACTTTACCATTGATAACTTTAACGACATCACTTATGTCAGCAATGTATAATTTTAATATTGACAAACTGCTCGTACTGCTTACCCCTACTTTCCTGCGAAAGAGAAAATTAGTGGCGTGGCTAAGGACATTAGCAATGCCTCTGAACAAACTATTAGATGACTTTAAAGTACATAGAGAAAGAGACTTGTATAACCTTACCCACAACAGCCAAGTATGTTACCTCCGTAAAGCTCTTAATGATGAGTTTGACCCTCAGCTAAGACGTATTAAAATAGAAGACGGCACGCGGAATATAAGACGATACATTTACCAAAGAAATGTCAATAGACCTTTGTACTTGGGTAGAATGTTCCTATACTTACGGGGTAACTATATTGATGGAGGTGTAGATTTCGTAGTAGTACTCCCACGAGGTTTAGAATATGACAAATACAAATTAGAAGCTTTAGTGAACTTCTATAAGCTCGCGGGCAAGAGATGGACTATAAGAATTGATTAATATGAACAAATTAAACTTAACACACGAGGCGGGATATCCCTTTGACGTCAATTTCCTTGCCTTTATGCAAAACGCCTATAGCCTCTTTAATCACTTTGGACACCTTGCTGGCAATAAGGCTATTATATCAGGTTGTGAGGAGACAGGAAACACTATCTCCCCAGGTACCGTCTATATAAATGGCGAACTCTTTCCCTTTGAAGGCGGAGCGAAAGATAGTACAGTGTTTATCAAAGAACTCACCAATGAGGTAACCTTTGAAGACGGATTCCTACGTCCGTTGGAGGTGATAAGGAGTGTAGCATTCGGCAGGTCTACCCCTGAGAAGACTTTTAATTGGGCAGACTTCAAAAGAGTGAATAACCTGCAAGAATTAGAAGATAGAAAGGCAGAAAAGCAAGCATTCGAGGACTTAAAGGAGGAGGTAGCAAATCTTAAGCTACAAAAGCAAGCAGTGCCTATAGGTCTGATTGCTTTATGGGGCAAACCAGCAAGTGAAATACCTGCAGGATGGAGGGAATACGTGAACTTACGGGGTAAAATGCCTATAGGGCTCGACCCTGACTATGTTAAGAAACCCGAAGACTCACAAGACTATCGCCTTAATGCACTCAACCAAAGTGGTGGTGAACGCTCCCACAAACTCACTATCGATGAGATGCCAAGGCATAGACATGACGCCGTGAATGATGGTTCGGGTAGCGACTCGGATAGTAGAGGTGACGGGACAGCCTTTAATATGGACTTTTGGGAGGTAACCCCGAACCGAAGGAATGTAATGAGAATAGAACCTACAGGAGGTGACCAACCCCACAATAATATGCCTCCTTATCGTGTAGTCCAATTCATAGAATATGTAGGATTCTAATAGGGATAAATATCGTAATATATAAATTTTTTCAATATGACATCAAAAAAAACACTCAAAAAATGGTTTTCAAACTTTATGAAACCTGTGCAAGAGCATTTTTATGCTTGGATTGACAGCTTTTGGCACAAAGATGAAAAGATTCCAATGGCTTCCATTGAAGGGTTGGAAAGAATTATAGAGGGTACAGCCTCAGCTGGTCAGTTACTCAATCACCTTAATGATACCAATGCACATAGAGCATTGTTTGAGAATAAGGTGGATAAGGAAGATGGAAAGGGGCTATCCTCCAATGACTACACAGATGAGGAAAAAAGAACCAATGAAACCAACGCTAAAAAACGAGTGGTGGGGCTTACTGTAACAGGGGATGTTACAAAAACTCTTACTATTACCCTTGCCGATGGGGAAACGATACAAGCTACTTTTGATGATAAGGATACATTACCCGAAAATGTAGCCGATATCAAGCTCAATTCTCTCATGTTTGACAAGGGGACAGGAGTACTCACAGGGCAAAGAAGTGATGGAACACCTCTAACAGTTAATCTTGACGGCCGTTATGCCCTTATTGACCACACTCACTCTTGGAAAGATATAAAAGATAAACCAGCAGTGGAGCGAAGAGAGGAACAAGGTTTTATACACTATGATATAGATGGAATTGGGCGTATTACGGTACCCGAAGAAAGGGCGCTGTTAGAAAAGATACAGAGAAAAACAATGGCTATAGAGGTTAACTTCTCTACTGCTTTAAACAGTCAGTATGCCGGAAGGATATTAAAGAGCACCAGTAGTTCAGATATTACCATAGATCTATCGGAAATGCCTAATAATTCCCTATTATCTGTAGTAAAAGCGGAAGTAGGAAATATTACTTTTACAGGAAAAACAATTATAGGTGATAGCTCTATTACAGGGGCTAAAGGTAGTACGGCAAGCCTTCTAATTCATGGAGACGAAGTTATTATTAACGCAAATAATAGATAATGAATACACAACTATTTTGGGATTTTGGAAATTCGCCTGAAAAAGATATTTACGAGTTTAATGTCACCTTTCTTGTAAAAGGACTACTAAAGGCTTACCCAAAAGCAAGGGAGGTAATTCGCAATTTAACAGTAGATAATGTTTTTTCAACTAATTGTACTATAAATGATAGGAATTTCAATTTAAGTAGTCCCAAGTACAATATAAACTCAAAAACACAATTAAGAATCGGAGATACTTTTGATAGAAACTATTATCCCACTATCAGTATAGAGGGAGACGATGTTAGATTGGTATTCCCCTCTAAGGTAATTACGGAGTCCTATAATCAGAAATATGTATACGAGAATAAAATAGAGAAAAAATTAAAGGATATAGAAGTTAAATTTATAGGTTTTTACTGTTATATCATTTCTGTACGTGATAGTCCTTATGGAGAATATACTTTCAGTAAGAAAGACCCAAAGCTTTATATAGGAGGGAAGGAAGTATATGTGCAATTTGACTATAATAGTGGAGGCTTTGGGGCAACACCTAATCTATATACAGATGTCCACTTTAATAAAATCTTTGGATTCGGTTATAGTTTTGGAAATTATTCAAGTGTAGATAGTATATACTATGTTGACACAAATAGTCCCGTAAGTTTTAAAGATATAGCTAATAATGTAATAGTAATAGAGATATGAAAAAAAGTACACGTACCATTCACTATCTTGTAGTCCACTGTTCTGCTACTCCAGAAGGTAGGCAGCATACGGCTAAGGATATAGACCTTTGGCATCGCCAAAGAGGTTTTAACGAAATCGGCTACAACTATGTAGTCCTTTTGAACGGCACCATAGAGGACGGAAGAGATGTAGATAAGATACCTGCCCATGTGGAGGGACACAACAAGGACAGTATAGGGATCTGTTACATAGGTGGGGTGGATAAGAATACCCTCCAACCCAAAGACACCCGTACATCTGCACAGAAGGAAGCGCTTGTAAAGCTGCTCAAGGAACTCAAGAAGTTATACCCCGAAGCAGTGATACAAGGGCACCGAGACTTTGCGGGCGTAAAAAAGGCTTGTCCTTGCTTCAATGCTAAAGACGAGTATAAGAATATTTAAAAAAATACAGATATGACAGAAATTAAGTTGCTAAAAAAAGAGTATGAAAGCCTACTCGCTAAAGTAGAACAATTGCCACGAACAAGAGAACTATCCCTTGTTATTACCAAGTTAGAAGAGGGTCTTATGTGGCTTGAAAAATCAATCAAACAACAAGAAATTCCAAAGTAATGTATGAGAAAGATTTTGTATTTACTATTAGCCCTTTTGTTACTGACTGGTTGCAAAGGCAAAAAATTAAACAAAACAGAGCACAGAGAAGAGCAAAAGAGCGGAATGAAGGAGGAAAAAGACAGCTCCATACGGGTAGAAAAGTTCCAAAAGGTCGCTACTTTTGACCTTCAGCATTCACAATCTTACGAACTTACCCTTGAAAGTGATAAGGATAGTATTGGACATAGCAAAGAGGTTGTATATCATCGTATTAGGGATGGAGACAGTGAGACTATAAGAGTACAGGGCGGAAAGGTAACACTTAGAACAATAGATAACCTTTCTAAGAGCCTACACAAGGCTGATACTACTCTTGTTATAAATAATCAGATAAGTCAAAAAACCGAGACCAAAAACCAATACATAGAACAATCTAAGCAGGTACAGAAAGAAGTTAAAAAAACATCTTCCGCCTTTATTATAGGCGCTTTGATACTCAGCGTAGTTGCTTGGATATTGTGGAGATTTAAGTTGTTTCGGTAGAGTTTAAACAGCATTTAAAAAAAGTTTAAACACTGCTAAAATAGGAGGATAGGCAGTAAAAAATGTCCTCCAACCAAATTAAATAACTTCCTACGGTAATTTAATTAAGCATAAAAGCCCACAGTTGGAGGACGTAAGTCTTCTGATTGTGGGTTCTATGCTTATTACCGTAGGAGTTGCAAATATACAAAAAATATTTAAAATAAAAACTCAAAAAATGAAATCACTACCCAATACTTGGCAACGTACGCCAATCTCCTATTATGGAGGCAAACAAACAATGTTACCACATATATTACCTCTCATTCCGACTCATAAGGTATATACAGAAGCCTTTTTTGGTGGTGGAGCAGTCTTCTGGGCAAAGAAAAAATCACAAGTAGAGATTATCAATGACTTCAATGCCAATGTATATACATTCTACAAGGTCTTACAATCCGATTTTATAGGGTTAAAAAAGTTAATAGAGGAGTCTATAGTATGCAAGGACGCTTATAAATCAGCCCTAATGACATATCATTGTCCTTTTGTATTTAATGATGTTCAAAGAGCTTGGGCGTTTTGGTACGCTACAAATTGTGGCTTTTCCTGCCAAATAGGAAATTGTCGTATCACCACAGACGGGAAAAATGCTATTTGTCTACATAATAAGATAGACAACTTCAAAGAGAGCTATTCAGAGAGACTAAGAGGCGTGCAAATAGAGAATAATGATGCTTGTGAGGTGATATCCTTACGAGACACACCTGATACATTCCACTATGTAGATCCTCCGTATGTAGGAGCCAAGCAAGGCCATTATGGAGGCTATGAGCAAGAGCATTTTAATGAGCTATTGTCTACCTTAGCTAACCTCAAAGGCAAATTCCTGCTAAGCTCTTACCATAATGAGGAGCTAAGCAAATACGTACAGCAGTACGGTTGGCATCAAAAAGAGATATCAATGCACTTAGGAAGTAGCAATAAAGTTGGAAAGAGACGTCTTGAGGTACTTACTGCCAACTACCCTATATAAGAAAAAACACGGAGATTATCCGTGTTTTTTTAGTATCTTTGCCCCATGCTTTTTCTGCTCAAAAAATGTACTTTTCATTTTGAAAAAATGTACATTTCGTTTTGCCGATTATACAAGGAGAAGTGGTCT